GTTTATTGAACTTTACTTCCACTTTGGTTTTGGTGGTAAAAACATCATCTCTCCAAGTTCATTTGGTGAGGCTGACCCTTTATTGGAATTCGCTGAAAAGTTGAAAGCAACTGGAAATCGTGATGATTACCAATTGTCTCGTAAATTAACTCCTAAGATGAGAACATACGTACCAGTATTGGTTCGTGGTGAAGAGTCTGAAGGTGTTAAGTTTTGGGGATTTGGTAAAAACGTTTACCAAGAACTATTAGGGTTCTTCGCAGACCCTGATTATGGTGATTTGACCGATCCAGTAAATGGTCGTGATGTAACAGTAGAATTCAAAACTGCTGCTGAACTTGGTAAGTCTTATCCTGAGACCTACATCCGTGTAAAACCAAACACAACTCCAATCTCTGAGGATTCAAACATTGTTGAATCATCTAAAGAGCAGATTGAACTTCCAGGTATGTTCAAAAAAGTAACATATGAAGAAATGGAAGGTATGTTGAAAGAATGGTTAGAAACTGGTGAAGTATCAGATACGAAAGAACAACCAGTTGCTGAAACATCTCAACCAACTCAATCAACTTCTCCCGCATCTAATGTAAAAGATGCATTTGACGATTTATTTAACGACTAATCAGTATGGCTAAGAAGAAGGCAAGTTCACGTGATGAACTATCTTCTATCCTCGCTACCAACCTAAACAAGAAGTTTAAGTCCGCCAATAAGGTGGCTTTCTTCTTGGATGGGGCGGAGACAACTCCTACCGACTTAGATGAGTGGGTATCGACTGGCTCCCCTATGTTGGATTTAGCAATCTCAAACCGACCAAATGGTGGATTACCAGTAGGTCGTATTACTGAGATTACAGGATTAGAAGGTAGTGGTAAATCACTATTGGCAGCTCATTCAATTGCAGACACTCAGAAGAAAGGTGGTCTTGGAGTCTATATAGATACCGAGAACGCAATGAATCAAGAGTTCTTAGAAGCAATTGGTGTTGATGTCAAAAAGATGTTATATGTTCCATTAGAAACAGTGGAAGACATCTTTGAAGCAATTGATTCAATTATTGAATCAGTACGTTCTTCTGATAAGAAGAAATTGGTTACAATCGTAGTTGACTCCGTAGCAGGTGCATCTACTAAAGTTGAGATATCAGCTGATTACGACCAAGCTGGTTACGCAACTCAAAAAGCCATCATTATCTCGAAGGCAATGAGAAAGGTAACTAATCTTATTGGACGAGAACGAATTTCACTAATCTTCACCAATCAATTGAGAACACGTTTAGGTGTATCATTTGGTGACCCTTGGACAACGAGTGGTGGTAAGGCAATTGCTTTCCACTCATCGTGTAGATTGAGACTGAAACAAATGGGTCAGTTAAAATCCAAAGTAGGTGGTGTAGACCAAGTGGTTGGTATTAAGACTCGTGCTCAAGTAGTTAAGAATAGAATGGGGCCACCGCTTCGTTCGGTAGATTACGATATTTACTTTGATAGGGGTATCGATAATTATGGTTCTTGGTTACAAATGATGAAGAGTTATAAACTGATTGACCAAAGTGGTGCTTGGTACACTTACGCGGATAAAGAGACTGGTGAGGAGATTAAGTTCCAAGCCAAGAATTTCGAAGACCTCCTACAAGAGAGACCCGAACTAAAAGAGTCAATTTATTCTCAAATTTGTAATGCATATATTATGTCTTACAAAAAATCAAGTGAAGAGGCAAATATAGATAACGTAGAAGTAGAAGATTTCGATGCATAGTAGATACGCAGAACTCCTCAATGAGGTGAGTAAAGAACATAGTGAAGTTAAAGACGAAAGTCTAAATGATAACGTTCTAATCATAGATGGATTAAATCAATTTATCAGAGTATTTGGGGCAGTACCTGCGTTGAATGATGATGGAGAACATTGTGGTGGTGTGACAGGATTCCTTCTGTCCACCGCTGCAACCATCCGAAGATTGAAACCTACACGTGTCGTTATCGTGTTTGATGGTAAAGGTGGGTCTAATCGTAGAAAGTCAATGTATAAAGGTTATAAGGAAGGTCGTACTGGTCTGACTAAAATCAATAGATTGGCTGGATACGAAGATTTGGAGGACCAACAAGTATCGATGAGAAATCAATTCACACGATTGATTGAGTATCTCCAAGTCTTACCTATCTCTCTTACCTATATTGATTATGTAGAAGCTGATGATATCATGGCATATCTCGCAAATCACTACTTTAAGAAAAATGTTACAATCATCTCATCAGACAAAGACTTTTTACAATTGGTAAATCACCGAATCAAGGTATACGCTCCAACTAAGAAGAAAATGTATGATGAAGAACTTGTAATGAAGGATTATGGTGTTAAACCACAAAATCTTGTATTTTATCGTATGATTGAGGGTGATAAATCTGATAACATTGAGGGTGTCCGTGGTGTTGGTCCTAAAACCATTCTTAATAAGATGACATTCCTAAATGATGAGGTTCTTGAAATGGACACATTCATATCTAAAATCAAAACTGAGTGTGATGATAAACTATCACAAAAGTTGATTGAGAATGTAACAACTCTCGAAATGAATTACAATCTAATGCAACTTAAAGATCCTGAAATCTCATCTTCAATCAAATCTAAGGTTAGGGAGATTATGGATGAACAAGAGGCAACTTTGGATGTGCCAGAATTTAAGAAGATGTTTATGTATGACAAATTATATACTGCATTTTCAAACGTAGATTCATGGTTACGTAATTCATTTACTTTATTAGATGGTTATTTAAAAAACCATGTTAATGAATCCTGATTTAAGAACTGAAGTATGGGAAGGTACTATTGAGTATCATAACCTTAAAGAAGTTGGTTGGTATGGTATAGGTGGTCCCGAACACCCTCTATTTAAAACATTAATAGATAGGAGTTTATCGGAATCAAAATATATATCAGAATATCAGCTATATGTAGTTGGTGGTTTATTAGAAGAGTGGGTATCTTGGGATATTGACCTTGCTATTATAGGAGAATATGATCCTGTTAAAATTAAGGAAATTGCCGAAACAGTTATGAAAATTTCATTTGAACTTAGAGTTTTTGTTGATTTTCATTTTCAAAGAAAATTATGGCCTGTACATTTGTATTCAAAATATGGGGGTTATGAAGAGTATCATGATTGTTATAGACTTAGTAATAATTTTAAAAACAATGGTAATCCACAGGATTTAAGTAATCTTGTAGAAGTAGATGGGCTGTATATGCATACCATACACTATCCATTTCAAAAACATATTACGAGGCGTGAAGAGGGTTACATACATAAAGCCCCTCTTTTACTAAATTAAGTTTGGATAGTTCAAATTAAAGTCGTATATTAGTAACTATATGGAGAAGTTAGGAAGTAAATTTAGTACATCATTTCAAAATAAGGTAATATCTGCCATAATATCCGATAGGCCGTTTACACGTCAAATCTACGATATACTAAAGCCGGAATACTTTGACTCTGAAGCATCTGAATGGTTGGTAACCAACATCATGAAGCACTTTGATGAGTATGAGACCATGCCAACATTAGATGTCTTAAAAGTTAAAGTCAATTCCATTGAACGAGATGTTCTAAAAACATCAGTAGTAGACACCTTAAAGTATGCATGGAATCACTTAGATAGTGATGACCTTTCGTATGTTAAAGACCAAGTTTTAGACTTTTGTAAGAACCAATCCATTAAGAATGCAATATTAGATTCGGTAACACTATTAGAGGATGGAAGATACGAGACCATAAAGAAGAACATTGATACTGCTATGAAAGCCGGTCAGGATTCGGATATTGGACACGACTATAAAATAATGATTACGGATAGATACGAAGATACAGTCCGTAATGTAGTTTCGACTGGATGGGATGTCGTTGACGAAATAACTCAAGGTGGGTTTGGTAAAGGTGAGTTAATTTTATTCGCAGCTCCTCCTGGAATTGGTAAGTCTTGGGCATTAGTTAATATTGGTGTCAATGCTATGAAAGCCGGTAAAACAGTAGCTCATTATACGTTGGAATTAAATGAAGGATATACGGGCCAGAGATATGATGCTGTTTTGAGTGGTGTAGCAGTTGCTAACCTAAAGTATAATATGGAGGATGTCCAAAAGGCAGTTGAAAATGTAAAAGGTGACTTGGTAATCAAACACTATCCAACTAAAACAGCTGGTGTAACTTCGTTAAAAGCACATATGGATAAGATGACTTTACAAGGTAAGAAGCCGGATTTGGTTATCGTGGATTACGCTGACCTTTTAAGAGGGCCACAAAAAGAAAAAAGACACGAGGAGTTGGAAGAAATTATTGAAGACCTACGAGGTTTGGCAGGTGAGTATGAAGTTCCAGTCTTTACAGCATCTCAGATTAATAGAAGTGGTGCAGAAGATGACATCATTACAGGTACTAAGATTGCTGGGTCATTCTCCAAGATGATGACTGCTGATTTTGTGGTATCATTATCTCGTAAGATTGAAGATAAACTCGCTGGAACTGGTAGATGGCACGTAATTAAGAATAGATTTGGACCTGATGGTATGACATTCCCATCCAAAGCAAACTTCTCAACTGGCCAAATTCACATATATAATGAGGATTCTATAAATGGTAGACAAACTCAAAAAGATATGAAACAAGGGGAGAGTTTAGTAAGAAAAGAATTGGCACAAAAATATAAAGAAATGAGTGGTGATATAGGTTTTTAGAGACTATATATTACCACCCCAATTAACATAATGTCTAACAATTTAACAAGGAATCCCTATGGGTCTATTTGATAATCGAGTACCATTCAAACCATTTGAATATCCAGAATATTACACCGAAGGTTGGTTGAAACAAGCACAAGCTTTTTGGTTACATACCGAAATACCAATGCAAGGTGATATTAAGGATTGGAATGAAAATCTAACCGCCGAAGAAAAGAACTTAGTGGGTAATATCCTACTTGGATTTGCACAAACGGAATGTGCTGTATCTGATTATTGGACTACTATGGTCACTAATTGGTTTCCAAAGCATGAGATTAAGCAAATGGCTATGATGTTTGGTTCACAAGAGACCATTCATGCAACTGCATATTCATATTTGAATGAGTCACTTGGATTGGAAGACTTTGAGGCATTCTTACACGAACCTGCTACTGCTGAACGTTTTGAGAACTTGGCTGAAGTTACAAACAATTACACTTACGAAGATTTGAAGAATAATTCAGAAGCTCGTAAAGAGGTAGCAAGGTCACTCGCTATATTCTCAGCATTTAC